GTAAGCCTTTTGCAGTTTAGATCCAACCATTGTAAGCACATTATTTTCGCGCAATGACAAATTATATAACGCCATTGCCGCAGAACTTAGCGCCATTACTGTGCGCACGGCATTTAATGCGGGTTGTAATTTCTTGTTATCAGATGTTAATAAAAGCGTCGCCATTGAAGCGGCGCCGACTGCTCTATTTAGCGCCTCCATTGCCTGGGAGTTGTCCTCAGCGCGCGCTCTACTTTCAGAAAGTGCAGATTTATTTTCTTGCTGCTGCATCTTCAAGCCTTGCAGTGCAAATTTCTGATCTGCTATGGCTTGCGTTTGCTCCTTTATTGCTTTGTTTATTTTGGCTTGTGCTTGAAAATCGTATTTTGCTGTGGATTTTTGTTGATCTTCAAGTTTCTTCAAGCCCATTTCAAGGTCGCGCAAAATATCGGTTTGAATGAGCATCTGCTCCCCGGTTTGCTTGATGGCATTTTTTGCACCTTGCCCAAAACTTTGCTCTATGGATTTACTAACCTTCTTGGAGCTAGCCTCCATTTTCTTATTGCCTTGCAGCACTATGCTCACGCCTTCGGCTATGCCTTTGGCTAGCTCTTGCAGTTTTGCAAATAAAACGACGCCTAATCTTTTTATCATAATATTATTTTATCGCCATTTTCTAACAACATAAATCCACCATCTTCAAGCAATAGATTACCCGTGCTCACAATGGCGTTATTGAAGTGCACATTGTAATCCTGGGCAATGTAAAACACACCCAATTCATCACCGTCGTCATCAATTAATATCTGTTCATCAAGAAATGCAATGTTGCTAACATAAATAGTGTTGTAAATCGCAGGAAGCACAGGAGACATGGCCTCGCGCACTAACTCCGCTATCGTCATTGCCTCGGTTGCTGTGTCTGCTAAAACGGTAATTTGAACACGCGCCACGTCTGTAATGGAGTAGCCCGTTTTTGTTTCGTTTGCCTCGCGTGTTATTTGCGTTAAAACTATAGCAGGAAATGTTAACCCTTGTGGCACGCGCACCGGATAAATCCTATTTGTGACGGCGGCCGCCGTGTCAACATCATTGATAAGTAGGTTGTAAACGGCCTTTATTGCCTTCATGGTCGCAATTTATCAAATATGTGTTTGTTTTGGGTTACAATTTCAACTACGTTGAGTTTAGGCTTTTCCCATTCAAACTCTATTAAATCGCGCGGCTTGATTCCTTTGCCTTTTTTCTGATGTGGCGACAGCACGATAGTAGCTAACCACCTAGTGCGCTCCCATTCATTTTTATATTGCTGAAATTGAGCCTCGCGCATGCCTTCAAGTTTCAATCTAAAAAAATCAGGCTTGTAGCGCTCCAAATCTTCGGGGGTAAGATTTAACTCCCCATAGGAAATATGTTTAATTTGATCCCAGGTTAAAGGCTTTCCGCTTTCGCCTCTGCTGGGCTCACTTGAAAAAAACCGCTAACACTCTCGCTAAAGCCCTCCATTGCTGCTGTTAACTCTGTGAAATTCTGAACGTCATCTCCCAAATCTTCAGCGGTTTCGTATGGGCATTTTTTACCTTGTTTTTTGTATCCTGCTTTTATTCCGTAAAATGCACAGATGCGCGCAAATTTTAAACTTTCTGCAGGGTTTTGTGCCTCGCCTAATGCTGCAAAATCGGTCATCTTATTGGCTTCCATTATTTTCTCGATTGCATTCATTGAGAAAAATAAAGGGTGTGTTTTGCCGTTTATCGTTATTTCCATTCTGCGAATATAAACAAAAAGGCGCATTTCTGCGCCCTCTTGCATGGAATGAAAAACAAAACAATTAAATAGTGCCGACGGTCAAAGTTCCGGTACCTTGCAAAGCTACGGAAAAAGTTGAAACATCGTTCACTGGAGCGTTCCAAGAAAATGAAGTAATAATAGCAGAACCGCTAACTTTTAAATCACCAGTTGCATTTGAAGTCATTACAACTGTGATAGGGGCTCCAGCAATAATGTCAGTTAATAGATCTTTTGGAGAAATACCAGTAGCGCTTCCATCCTCCTCAAACAAGCCTTCAGCATTCATAGTCCAGCCAGCAAGGCCAATTAAAAACTCTTTATACGCGCCGCCATCTTTATTGGTTGCGTCAATAGTGTCGCGAGTTAATTCAAAATCGCTCGAAGTAGCGTTTGCCACTTTTGTCAATGTTCCTGCAACGTCCTTGTAGATTGCTATCAAGGTTCCGTTAACTAGTCCAGTAGTTGCCATGATTATTTTATTTTAATTTATTTGTTGCAAGTTTAAAAATTTTATCGGCTATGTTGGTTACAACTTTATTTGCGTTGCTGTCAACAGTAGGCCGAAAGAATGGCTTAGGCGATAAAAAACCCCTATAATAACTCCTATCCTGTGCGGCTCTGTTACTGCCCTTTTTAGGCTTAACAAAACGCTTCACCGTGCCATACTCGAAAGCATAAGCTAAATTGGTGCGCGGCCCCTTATCGTATCGCAAACCAACCAACACACTGCTATCATATCCAGGCTTGGAAATAACGCCTATGTCCTCTTTAATTATTTGCATTGGCGCATTTTGTCGAATCGATTGCGCCAAGTTATTACCCTCTTGCTCAACTATTTTTAAAGCCTCTTTAGGTGTAATTTTTTCAAGGGCTTTTTTCAAATCCCTGCTTAATTCTTGGAAGCCTGTTGTGTACTTCATTATTGACTACTTTCGCAATAAAGTTCGTCATACATCCTGCGCTCAATGGAATTAATCGAAACAATATTGTAATTTACCCCATCAATAACAAGTCTATCCAAAACACTTAACCCTTCGTAAAATCTAATCTTTACGGTTGCTGTTTGTTTATTTTCGCGCTGTTCTGCAGCAACTTGCTCGACGCCGTTTTTACGCTTAACCTCTGCCCATACATCGGCAAGTTTCGACCATGTTTTTATCGGCTCACCTGTATCGGTGTTTATTTCCGTAGTGTAACGGTAAATAGAAATTAAATCGTCAAACCTTCCCGCGTTCATTATGCAAACGTGCTTAATTTATATTTGTTCAATAAAAAATCTGATCCGTAGGGCATTTCAGTAGCACTCACGCCAACGATAATATTTTGGCGGTTGTCATAATACTGCGCCACCATAAGTAAACAGGCCATTTTAACGCTATCTGGAAAACTTTCAGGCTCAAAGCCCTCTGTTACCTGTGCAATGTATTTTGATTGCGCATCCGTTAAATTTGACGGCGTGCTGTTAAGATACAAATCAAGCCCAAAATTAGACAAGGGCTCAGGCTCGGTTATATAATCAGTGAACGCTGTTAGTGCATTATTTTCATTGACATAATAAAACGCATTCAATGAAATCACACGCGCTGGAATGCGGCAATAATTCCCCACAAGCAATGGCGATCCGTTCAATGGATTAACCGTTGCAGGCTGCCCCACTAATTCACCGAAACCATAACGGCAAACACTTTCGCGCACCTCATAACCAACATAATGCGAAGCCATGTCAAGCGCCGCACTTATCAAATTGCTTATATATGTGTCATCCGCCGACGTTGTTACGCGTAGATGGGTTTTAGCCTCAGCTACGGAAATGTAGTCAGTATCTGCGTTACTCACGCTCACTATGCGCTTGCCTATGATCATTTTTAATCGCCTTCCTCAGGGTTAATCGGTTTCTTCTTCTTTACTTCCTCTTTTACTTCTACGGCATAACCTTCTTCAATTAACAATTGAGCCTGCTTGCTTTCAAGTACAGCCTCATCACCTACGTTATACGCAAGGTTTAAGGCAATTGGAAATTTAACAAATTTCACTTTCATGTTGGCTCCCTGGAGCGGCAATCAAGCGCCCCAGGGCACGCGGTATCTATAGGCCCCGCGCGGCCTTAAAATTACGCTACGATATCCTTACAAACCGCAAACGCTTTAGGCTGTAACAAGTTTACATCCATGTAGCTGTTAAGCACCATGTTAGTCAAACCTGCAGTTGCTCCTGAGAAAGGATCTACTGTGAGTTCCATTCCGCCCCATGAAGCGATAGCCAATTTGCTGAAATCTCCGAAGATCATACCAGACAAGGTGCTAGAAGTTCCTTTAGACAAGTTGCTAGGCACGTTGGTAGTTACCGCTAATGGGTAGCCGTTCAACTCTCCTGCACCTGACTGAAGGATAAAATTACCTTCAACACCCGAAGCTTGACGTGCAGTAGTTTGCAAAGCAGCTTTAACCAATGGGTTAGTCAAATAGGCTTGTCCCATTGCGTTGCTGTTTTCAACTGCTTTCATTGCGTTCACAACGTCAGCCCAAACAACCGCCGCACCGTTTGCGTTGGTTGAGTTTGAAGCCGCGCCACCTGCAAAAATTACGTTAACATTGCTGTTACCGATAATACCGGTTGGCTCGTTGGTTCCGCCGCCTTTAATGGCCGCTTTTTCAAGCTCTTGAGCCATTGCATTAATCAAATATTGACGCACATAAGCATCGATGCTATTTGAAGATTGGCGCAACAACTGATTTGAAACCTGGATAAACGCAGCCAATCTCTTTGGTGAGAAAGAAACCTTACCAAATGCAGGGCTTTTTTCTGTTGCAGTTCCGTTTTCAGTGTTCCAACCTGCAGATGGCTGTGTAGAAGCCTGAGGCAAATCAAGGTTTCCTGTCAAGTTATCAAAACGAGTTACGCCCAATCCGTTCAAAACGGTTGCTGGCAATAAAACGTCGATAATTCCACCAACATTGGTTTGAATGTTTACACCGCCCTCAGATCCAGAAGTTCCACCTGTAGCAGTCATGTCACGCTTGAAAACATCAGAAGGCAACAACACAGAGTGTGCAGCTACGCTAACACCAGCGCGCTGAAACTCAGCTGCAGCCTCTTGGTGCATTTCAAATTCAATTCCTTCGCGACG